CTTCATTCTGTTATCACGTCCAAGAGCTTGGATATCCTCAAGAGGACCATCTCTCCAGAACGGAGCATAAGTATTCTTGTAGTAGTCTCTAGCCGCCGTGGCTGCTTCTTTAACATCAGGACGACCACTGGCAGCAAGATAATCCAGTTGTTTATCAGAGATAATCTTTTTTAATTTACTTAATTCTCTTGCTTTACCATAATCTCCACTTACACGAAACTTTGTAATTTCATCTGTGAGTTCAAAGTTAGCAAACTCATTAAGTTTCTTGAAGTTATCATCTAAGTTCTTGAGTTTATCAGAGAGGTTTTTAGGAAGATAATCCATATAGCTTTCGACACTATCCCAGATATTAGGATCAATTTGTGCATCATCAGGAATGGCTGCATAAAGATCATCCTTAGTTTTAGTCATAATATCAGAAGCTTCATTGATGTTATCAACAATCTGATCTACTCTCTTGTTTTGGACAGAAGAAAGATCAATGTTAACTTCATCACCTAACTCTTTTAGTTTCTCACCAAACGTAGGATCATTTTTAATTAAATCAGTGATATCATCTTGGGACTGAACAATTTGTCTTTCGACATCAAGTACTTCATCACCCATTGCAGTGATGTCATCAAGAACAGCACCTTGAATTGCTCCCTTACTTTCATCAGCAGCCTGTACACCACCAGCTAAATCCTCAGTAGTATTTAATAAACGCTCTGTTTCCATGGCAGGTTTATGCATAGCAGTCTCAAGCTCAGGAGAACCCTTGCCTTCTGCACCAGCACGAATACCTCTGGCCCTGGCTTTAGTTACTTCATCGCCTTCACCAAGACCCTCTTCGAGAGCAGACATGGTATCACGCTTAAAACCAACCTCGCCAATATCATCATTGACTGTGAAGAAGGTGTCAGAATTCTTTTGAATGATGTTAATGATTTCATCTTTTCTAGCCTCTATCATTTCGATAGTATCACCATCTTGAATTTGATAAACTCTGGAAAGAATATCATCAACAAGAGTTTTCTTCATTCCATGAGTATTACCAAGATTAGCAATAGGTTGAATGATAAAGTCATTAACAAGTTTACTAGTTCCAACCATAGCTCTGCCAGCAGCTTCACCACCAGCAGCTAACGCAATAGCATCACCAAGAAGATTAACTCTCTTCTTTAATAGTTCTTCACTAAAGGCTCCGTTGTCATCTTCACCAAGACCTTCCCAGATCAGACCATTTTGTCCGATAAGAATAGAATCTGTCTCAGCATCTTGACCGACAGCAGCACCACCTTCAGCAAATAAGCTTTTAACAGCAGTAACTACCATCTTTTGTTTATTTGAAGCTTTTGCTAGTCCACTAACAATGCCAGATGTGACCTTAGTACCTAGGCCAAGTCCACCAGCAAAACCTCCAGCGACTTCACCACCAGTAGTAAATAAATCACCACTAATCGATCCTTCTCTGGGAGATTCATATTTAGGGACACTTTGCCTAAAAGACTCTGCTCTATTTTGTCCTGTTAAGAAATCTGTAGCAGCGAGGCCAGTTTCTGCAATATTAGCAGGGACGTTAGACAGACCACCAACAAAGTCTTGGAAACTAGGTGGAATACCTGCCTCCATACCAGAACCTTCAAAATTCCATTTAGGAGACTCTACAGGAACTTCTGGTTGAGGTTGTGATTCAGGGGCAAGAGGCTCTTCGGAAAAAGCCCCTGTACCCTGTAGAAAGTCTGTAGCATCTACACCTTGAGGTTGATCAGCAGGATTACCAAGCATCTGTTGAAGAGCCTGATAAGCCCCTTGTTCATTAGCACCTTCTACTTCATAAATAGAACCATCTGGTGCCTCAATTTCAAATACTGCCATTAGTTTTTCTTTCTAATTTTGTATCCATTAATCTCTACTGCTCCACTTGGAGAAGTGTTGATTTTTGCGCTATCTCTAAAGATTTGCCAAGCTCTTTGGATTTTAGTATTACTATTGGTGCTAAGGCTTTCATCCATCGGAGTAGTTTCAAAGTGCTTAGGAGTATAACCCCAATAGTCACCAAACGCTCTGATAGAAGGATGCTGTTGAAGACTACTACCCATGAGATCAACTTCATTGACAGAACCAGTCAAAATAAGACCTAAGTTCTGTCTGAATTTATCAACAGTGGTACCTTGTCCAACTGCATCCATAAAGACTTTTCTTTCAGGTTCAGATAGACTTCTACCTTCTTGACCCTTCATAGAAGCGATATCATAAGCAAGAAGAGCTTTCTGAACTTCAAATAAACCCTTGGCAGTAGCTAAATCATTACCAGCAGTGCCGAGTAAATCTTGAAGTCTCTTTTCCTGTTGCTGTAACCAAGCTTTATTCTTAGGATCAAGTTCACCACCATCAGATGCAGTCTTAGTAACATAGTTTGCACCGACGGCAATTTCTTGAATCCACTTTTGAGCACCAGAAAAAGCACCAGCAGTGATATCGGCGAGGACTGCACCATTAGTCATTTCAACTAATTCATTCATATTGGCAGCTTTGTCTAATGCACTAATAGTGGCATTTTGAGACTTACGATATTCCTCGAAAGGCTTATCAACCTCTTTAGTCACAGCCTGAACTGCATCGTACTCTTCTTTAGAAACAGGCATGACTTTACCTTGCACTGGTTGACCAGTAATAGAGTCAATCCATTGACCATTATCATCCTGATTAGCACGAACAGTAGTTTCATAGCCATTAGGACCAAAGACATTCACAGGAGCATCTCTGGTAATAAGACCCTCTGATTCTGCTTTCTTTTGTGCCTTAAATGCTTCTGCACTCTTTAAGATTTTAACACGTCTATCAGCAATATCTATACGTCCTGGATCACCAGAATCCATAGCGTGCATTTGTTCAAGAAGGGCCTCTTCTAGAGTATTAAACTTATCAGGCTCAGGAGTCTTCTTCTTAGTGTATTTAATTTTAGCTGCTTGCATGACAGGAGAATTGAAATCGCTTCTCATGATTTTATCAAAATCTTCACGAGAACTCTTTGTTATATCCATAACCTGTTGTTCAACTTCACCAATACGTCTGGCATCTCTTTTAGCAGCCATGCCCGGAAGCATTTTATCCATGAAGCCTGCTTGAGACTCTAGAGGATTAATTGGTGCTTGTGGAGCAGGGCCAGTGGCTTGAGTAGCACCAGCAACGCTAGTAGGATCACCAGAAGGAGAATTGGTAACAGAAGGACTGGACAAACCAGCATCCATCATCTGAGCATCTTCAGTCTGAGCAGGTTCAGGAGTAGAAGGAAGTTCAGCAGAAGGACTAGCCATTTCGAACTCACCACCAGCAATAAGCTCTTGGATATCGTCACCGTTGAGGCCAGAACTTAACCATTCATACATCTTAGGCCAGAGCTTTTCGTCTCCAGCAAAATCTCGAGCATAGGTCTTTGCAGCCCGAATTCTCTTAGAGTCTTCAGACTTTTGCTCTTCATATTTTTCTCTACGAGTAAGAAACTCATTGTAAGTGAGTTTAAACATGTCGTCTTTCTTTTTGGCTCTACGCTCCATACCAGAGTTAAAACTCTCAGCAAAAGCGGGGCCAAAACCAGCCATAAAACCCATTAGATTTCCTCACTCATTTCTTCTGATGCACCAGCCATACCCATAAAACCACCACCTTCAGATTGTTCTTGAATAACAGGAAGTTGTTCTTGAACATTTTGGCTAACACTGGCAGCCTTTTTCTTATTGATTTTCTTCAATTCACTAAAGAAAGCCTTGGTCGGAACGGGTTTAGTACCATCAATACCAAGATTGTATTCGATATCATAACCTTTGGCCATAAGACAAATGATGTGGGAAATAGGACCAGCCATAATAATACCCATGTCAATAGTCCATTTGCCCTGAGAAACTCCAGACATGATGGCCATTTCAGTTAAGGCATCCACCGGAACTCCTAATTCCAACATAGTAAGAAGACCAATAGAACCCTCTTCTGAGGTTAGTTTTTCCATTGCAGCTTCAATAGCTTTGTCTAAATCAGTGAACTCCGGTGGTCTATGCCACGGTAGATTTTTTGTATCCCTAAGAAAGTTTTCTCCGGGGATAGGACCATCAAAGGGATCAATCGCCATTATTTTTTATCTCCTAGAAATTCTTTTTCAAGACTGTCCATGTACTTCTTATTATACTTAGGTGGCTTGACTTTAGATAAAGCACCAAGCTCTTTGTCTTTCCAATAAGCTTTCATAGATTTTCTAATAGCTTCTGTAATCATTTTATCCATTTGTTAATCCTTAGAACAACCAATCAAAGAATGAGCTAGCACCTTGTCCAACGATAGAACCAATAAGACTACCAGTACCAGCACTGTCGGCAGCATCACTTTGTAACTGCGCTTGTAGACGAGTTACAGCGATAGCATTTCTTCTATTAGCTTCATTCTCTGTGGACTGCCACAGGTAACCAAGCATATTATCTGAACGATCCCAAATCTGATTTAGTTGTTCAGTAGAAAGACCAACCATGTTCTTTACATCGGTAGCAGCAGCTTCAAAGGCTTGTTGATTCTCAGTGAGAGTAACTGTCTGACGCCACTTAGCGTTAGAAACGTCAATGTTATACTGCATATTTCTATAGAACTGTTCTCTTTGGTTTTCAAGACCAGCATTGAACTGAGCCATTTGATTACGCTCAGAAGCATTGAAACGTCCTTGAGCATTAGCCTCAGAGACATTTAAACCAGTCATGTCATTGCTCTCAGAGGCATTAAACCTATCTTGAGCATTGGCACTGTCGGCATTAAAGCGACTTTGCTGGTTTGCCTCAGTCATATTCAGTGCAGTCATATCATTAGTTTCGGCTGCATTAAATCTATTCTGAGCATTAGCTTCAGTGGTATTAAACCTAGACTGAGAGTTACTCTGATCTACATTGAATTGTGTCATCTGATTACGTTGAACAGTATTCAAGGCAGTCATGTCATTTCGTGCCTGAGCATTAAAACGAGCCTGAGAATTATATTGGTCAGAGTTAAACTGACGCATATTGTTTATTTCAGAAACGTTAAATTGCTTCATGGTATTAGTCTGGTTTGCATTAAACTGACTAACCTGAGTACCTAACTCATCGTAGAAACGATCCATCTCATTTTGAGACTGAGCAGTAAAAAGACGTTGAGCATTAATCTGCTTACCATCTTCAAACAGAGCTTGAACTCTATTCTGATTATTAATAACGGCAGCCTGTTGTCTGTTGTTCAGATTGGCTAAATCCATTTGTAGGAAAGCCTGAGAATTCTGAACAGCAGCAGCCAAACGAGCATCCATATTCTGGGACTCTAATTTCGCAAGAACATTAGCCCTGTTAATCGTGGACTGTTGTTTGTTGTCCAAATTTTGTAGCGTTAGTGTTTGGAAGAACTGTGCATCTTGCTGAGCAATAGGAAGTGATGCTTCAAGGAGTGCCTGAGCCATAGCGGCAGTAGCAGCAGTTCCAGTCATACCAGAGAAACTGGCAATTCTGGAGACATTACGTGCAGTAGCCTGTGCCCAAGAAGGAATCTTGGGGTTACCCTGTGCATCAACAAACTGGCTTTGAAGAGCCTCAATTTGTCCTTGAAGAGTAGTCTTAGGGTCAACTTCACTAGGGTCTAAGGAAGCGTGTTCCTTAAGGGCTTCGCCTGCAATACTTTGATCAAACGTTTGCATGTCAGTAGTGACAGCATTAGGATCAATCTGAGCACCTTGACTTACAGTACCTTGAGCAGCAGTCATATCCTGAGCAGCTACATCACCATAAATCTCATGGGCCTGATAAGTATTGGTTGCACCCTGTTGGGCAGCTTGTGCTTGTGCAGCAGGACCAGTCGTAGCGGCAGTAGCCGTAGAGGTAGCCGCAGTAGTGGCTTGACCTGTAGCAGTCTGACCTTGAGCAGTTGTAGCAGCAGTGGTGTCAGCATTCGCAGCAGTACCCTGTGCAGTATCAGCAACAGTAGTGTTTGCTAAAGCCGTGTCACCTTGAGCCGTGCCAGTAATACTCACATTAGCGTTAGTACCACTAGGGTCCATAGGATCGGCAGGAGCAATATTAGTACCTTCGGCATTAGGGTCAATACCCGGAAGGTTCTCAGACAATTGCATATCGTCATTGAAGAAAGTACCTGGATCAGTAACTAATTGACCAGCATAATCCACAACGTTGGTTTGCCCCGGAATATCAGGATCAGGAGTACCCGGAACTACCTGAGTAGTTTGAGTAGGATCATTTGGTAGAACAGGCGTGGGAGTAGGGGTCGGAGTGGGAGTAGGCGTTGGTGTAGGAGTCGGGGTGGGAGTAGGTTGACCGGGCTGAGAACCCCAACCAGTATCACCTTCACCGGGGGGATTATCAGTTTGGCCCCAGCCACCCATATCCATACCACCCCAGCCACCTCCACCACCACCTTGGCCGTCATTGGGGCTAATACCACCATTGTTAGGGCTTACAGGATTGGTAGGTTTATCAAAAGTAGCAGTGGGACCTCTGACCTCACCATTAACCGTAGGGTTGATAAAACGAGGATCAGGGTTCGGATTGGGAACAGGAACTGGTTGATCAGGGGCTACATTACCACGAGCAATAGCTTGATCTCTGGAGGCTTGATACACATTTCTAAGAGTTTGGGGTAAAGCCATCCATTCATTGTAAGGAAGTAAAGAATAATCCATATTTATTTCACCGTGAATAAGAGGGCATGGAATTTATCCCAAAGTGCCCATATTGTTAAAACACCACCACCTACAATCCAAATCCAATTAGATTTAAGTTTGTTTGTTAGTGTGTCATATGCGATACGTTCACTTGCGATTTTCTTTAGAGCTTCTAACTCTTTCTTGTCAAATTCTTCTTGGCTCATTTGAATAACCCCTTTATTCCACTAGTAAAGAAGTAACCACCAAGACAAATCATCATCACACTATAAAGCTCAGGAGAAAGTGGATCAGTAGTGCCCAGTCCTAACATCTTATCCCAAACAACTAATTTGCAGTTGTAGAGAATAAAAGGTACAGACCAGCCGATACGAATCCATCGCTCATAGGGGTCACTCTGTGCAGCAAGTATTGTAGTTTTTCTAGCTTCGAGAGTGGCAATTCTCTCTTCTGCTGCAATACGTTCTTGTTCTGTTTGTGCATTAATCTTGGACTGGTATGCATTAGTTAAGTCCTTTGTGACTTGACCAAGGGCAGTCGTGAATAGTTTTCCTAAGATTGTCCATATCATTATTTTGTCTTATTAAAATAACGAGAGTAAAGAACCCAACCTAAAGTAAAGGCTGCCATTCCTGCACCAACCAAGGGCTCAATCAATCCCTCATCTAAACCTTTTGAAGTAACTAAATAAGTTGCAACAGAGATAAGAGAATATCTAGTTAGAATTTCTAGTGCTTCTTTCATTTTACTTACCTCCTAACAGTTTAAGTATGAGTAGTGTTAAAACGCTCATAAAGCCTCCTACAGGAGCTTCAGTTTTTTCTGGTACTTCCACCTTCGGAACATCAGGAATCGTCTGTACGGGGCTTACAAGTAGGCTACCGTCCTTCTTCTTGATTTGTTCTAGGATGTAACTAGAATTCTTACCTTCTAGAGACCAAGACAGTGGATTACGTCTCTTCTGGTGCATGATAACACCAACAGCAAGACTATCACCACGAACAATCTGACCATCATAGAGAATAGCTAATTGTTTATATTCAGAACTCTTAGGATGAACACCATCCTTTTCCCATTGCTTAATGTGGTAAAGAGGAACACCTTTAGACTCTGCTACTTCTTTTACAACCTTAGAGACACCTTGAGTTTTAGCACCATTAGGATTAGGTAGTATAACTATAGGAGTTCTACCTCTGTTAATGGAATTCTCAAGAGCTTTCTCAAGAGGTTTTCTAACAACTTCTGGAGTTGCCCAATCGTTACTACCCATGGAGAGTAATTCAAAGAGTCCAACAGAAGGTTCAGAGGTTTCAATCACTGGAGTATTTGTGTTATAACCACCAGCCTTAAGACCTTTCTCAAAAGTAAGAGCAATCTTACCAATTTGAGTAGCTTTATCTGTCCCGTTAACAATACGTCGGGCACCCACATATTCTTTAAGGTCTTCTGCGTCTGACTCATCAATGTCATCAATGTAGTCATCTAAGTCTTTACCAGTGTATAGACCCTTCTCCATACCAACAAAGAGAGCAGGAAGAGCATATTCCCATTCGAGTAAAAGATCAGGATCATCCGTAAGATCAACACCAATCTCTTTACCCATCTTAATATAGTTATCTTCCCAAGTAGTTTGAATAAGCCCACGGCCATGCCAAGGGTAATACCTGAGATTCTTCTTTCTCCATGCCTCTGATAGCCAATAGGCTTCTACAACAGGATGCATAGTTTGAGCAGACTCCCACCAAGCAGTAGCAAGAATATACGCTAAGTCATTTATAGGAGTCTTTCTCTGAATGGCGTAATCAAGAACTTTTTCTAGACCCACAACGTTCTGAGTCGTGAGGTTCAGACTAGGACGAATAGAATCATAGAATTTTTGTTTGTTCATTGTTTTTCCTTAAACGAAATAGAAACCAGTGACGATAACAGAGCCTGCAACGTCAATAGGAAGTGCGGTAGCACCCACAGCAGAAGCGATAGTTTCAAGAATAATACCAGTCCCAGAGTTTGATCGGGCACATAAATCACCAGAATAAGTGATGGATATAGGTCTGATAACAAAAACATCAAGTGAAGATGCGGCTGAAAACGGTAAGTTTGCCACAATCATATTACCTGTACCTGTGTGAGCAGACCACGTAACAGCTAGAGAGAAATTAACAACATTACCAATCTTAGTATATTTACCTGTCTGAACTGAATAAGTACCAGAGCCAGTAGTTGAAGTTCCATCAATACGTGGAGTAAAAGTACCCTCTTCGTAATCATCAAGAGTATTAGCATTAGCAGAGGCATTCTGAGTAGCAGGGAATACAATCTGACCCGAAGAAGCTCCAGAGAGATCAATAGGACCAGAGAATGCTAAGTTACCCGAAGAGTGAGTAATAGTGTAGTTGCCGTTAGCGTAGTTAGTCACTGCCCCAGAAGCAAGAAATAAATCAGACCAACTAACATTGTTTGTTCCTAAAGCTGCACCATCATTAGCATCTGGTTTCACCGGTGCATCAAACGAATAACCTTGTCTTCCGGTAAAAGTCAAGGAAGCACCAAAAACATTTAAGGCCGAAATAACTGCACCACCATTGAACCAGTTGATTTCACCACCGGAAGCCAAGTGAAGATCAGACCAACCAGTGCCAGAGGCACCAAGAGCGGCTGCATCGTTAGCAGTAGGGTTTATGGCACCACTAGAAGTTAAGCCTGCAATAGAAGCATAGGTACCACCAGTGAGAGTTTTACCAGTAAGAGTTACAGCAGCAGGGATACTAATGGTAGGATTACCCGAAGCACCACTACCATTGGTAACAGTTAACTCGTTAGCCGTACCGGTCAAAGTTCTCTTGGTAAAGGTATCAGCAGCCGTTTGAACAACAAGACCAGCAGTAGAGTTAAGTCCGGCGAGAGCCGTAAGAGTAGCATCGAGAGTTTGGTATTGCCTCCAAACAGCAGCACCCGAAGAAGCATCCACACAGATGTAAACGAGATCATTGGTAGTATCAACCCAAATAGAACCAGGACCATAACCGTCACCAGTGTCATCATTTACTGTTGGTGCCGTAGTACCATCAATCTTATGAATAGCAGCAATACCACCATTAGCAACTTGAAGAACATTAGCAACTGAAGTCTCTAAGTCAATCTTAGGAGCATTGCCAGAAGTACCATCGTGTTCGTGCCCGGTAGTACCAGAGAAAGCATCCCTGATAGCATTAAATTCTGCATTCAACGGGGCGGCAAGAACATCTTCACCCGTTTGAATATCTGCTAGGGACTGCCTAGTATAACCAGCCATTATTCACGTCCTTTCCCTGAAAATTCTACAACAAAACCTTGCATAGTAAATGGTGCTCCACCAATAGTAACATACGAAAACTGAACAGAGAAACATGAACCTTGGATATTAGTTGCTAGAACATTTCTTGTGGCACCACCGTAGGTTGATCCATCATCGTATTCAGAACCACCACCATAAGTAATAGGTCCAGCAACAGATTCACCAATATAGTTATTAGGTACAGCGACATTTTCATTTCCCCAATCAAATCTTACAGAGATATTAAAGTCCACTGAACCTTCGGCTCGAATAAAAGTATTTAACTTTCTCATAAGCTTTCTGATTTCAGTATCACCAACATCTAAATAAGGGGTGGTATAAACTGAAGTAATATCAGCACCATTAAAACTATTAGTTTGTTCTTGTTGGTATAGATAACCATCGTAGTCACCATGGAGAATAATTTCTCTGGAGTCTACAAAACCAGACCAAGCACAGTTTGCTCTAATTCCAGTTAATTCACTAAATTCCCAAGAACCTTCTGCTTGTTTTCTTAAACAACCAATTAAACCATAGGCATCAGAGACAGTATCAGTACTACCTGAGAAGAAGTATCTAAATTGAGTCTTCTCTCTAAGAGTAACAGCTACTAGATCAGACATGTCGTAGTTCTCAGTGAACTGATCCACAGTGTATTGAATAGCCTGTGAGAGAAGAGAAAGTTCAACGTCATTTTGTCTATCAGTGCCAGCAATTGGGCGAATACCATCGGCAGACAAGAAGAGTAGGTTACCACCAACTTCAACCACAGAGTCTCGAGCAATACAACCAAGATTATTAGTAACATCTTGAAGTACGAAACCAGAAGTAACATCTGGTACTGCTCTTTTGATGTTGTTTTTACCGAAGATAAAATTCTCATCACGGAAAGGTTTCATTGCTACAACTTCGTAAGAGTAAATTAACTGGCCTCCGCCAGCAGCAGCAGTCCAAGTAAGAGCATCGGATGGTGCGCAGTAAGAAACAATAGAGGGATCATCACCATCACCAGAGATAAACAAATGATTCTTGAAAGAAGTAATGATAGAAGGTTTATCAATTATCTGATTTCCACCCGGAGACCCAGAACCACCAGTATTAGTACTAGTGCATTCGTACCAATTAGTTCCATTATAAATAACTAATGGATTAACTCCATCAACGAAACCAATCATATTCACATCACCAAAGTTAAATAACTCGGCTCGAACTCTCGTGACAGTTCTAAAACCACCATCTGTCGTTGCGTGAGTAATACCAGTGGTGTAAGCAACCCATCCGCTGACAGTCAGTTCATAAAAAGAGTAGGTGTTACTAGATTGATCTTTACGAGCAGCGATAACTTCGTAGTCATCTGTCGTAGTATTAAATAAAATCCATGCACCAAGCACAGGACCCTCAGCAGTAGAAGGGGCGACTTCACCATAAGTGTTGTCATATGTCTTATAACCAGAGAGTCTTCGATAACCACCAGACAAAGCAGTTTCATAGTTAACTAATCGAGTAGCAGCGCCAGGGGCGTAATCGGAAAGGGTTAGACTGTTGTCGTTAGTATTTAACCCACCTCCGCAGATTACTTTGTATGAGTTAATACGATTAGGCATTATCTTCTCACCCTTGTATCATATATGTATTTATCTTTAGGAATAAGGATGAAAGCCATATCAGCAATACCCTTACTAAAATTCTGTTCGTACTTAGCTGCTCTTTCATCATTGTCCAAGAATATGAACATGTGCATAAGAGCGCCATACGTAATTACATAATCAAATTCAGTGGGAATTTCACTGGTGTCTCCATGTGCAGATAAATCAGTGTGCTTTTCCCAGTAATTAAAATGAACTGTATAAGCTTCGTCAGGAGAGGGTGTAACACCAAAGCCACCATTATTACTTTCAAAGACATAACGAGGAAGTTCAACACCATCAGTAGTACTATCAAGATCATCAGTACGATATTGTTTGTACCATTCATCTTTATTCAAGACTTCAAGTCTTCTGTTATTATCAACACCAATAGAGGTATCTTTTTCTATATAGAAAGATTCCCAATCTACCATTTTAAAGTCAATAGGCCAAGAGTATTCTTCCTGTCCAACTATCAAGAGTTGGCTCCCAGAAGTAGCATTAAAAGGCCATTCGAATTTCTGGGCATTGATTTCACGAATGGCATCTAAGACAGCATCCTTAGCAGCAGCTTGAATACCTCTTACAGTCAGAAAGTCTGCCGAGTCAATAGTGACTTCATTCAGACGACGAAGAACTCTATTAGTTAGTTCAAGGTATGTAGTAGCCATTATGTATCCTCATTAGAGTTCTGTAAGAAAAGGGGGACACCCGAGAGCATCCCCCTAATAGTTTTAATTACGAACCGAGGGCAGCGATACCGGGAGCTTTACGATCCGAGACATCCATAAGGACAGCCCAGATACGCAGTTCACCAGCCGACGGACCAGCAGTTGCCGTAGCGATCAGAAGATCAATCGTGTCAGCCGTGGCACCAATAACAATGGGCTGATAAGTAGCAGGCTGACTGGCATAAGCACCAGCAACAGCAGCGTCCAGATCATAACCATCAACAAAGGCGTCGGGATCAGTGGTCGTTACACCAAGATCAACAGTAACGTCAGTTTGAGTGTCGGTCGTTTCCGTAGTTACCTGAAGACCAGCGGCAAGAATAATCGTACCAGCCGGAACATCAATAACTTCAATAACGTCAGCCGCAGCAAGAGCAGAACCCTTAGCCGTGGTAGCCGCCGCGAGATCGAGGTTCACTTCAACCAGATACGGAAGAGAAGTGTTACCCGAACGGGTAGGGTGCAACGTGGTCACACCCGAGGTCATATCAATAGCCATAAATATTTCTCCTTAAATTAGTTCTGGAGACCAATGTTCCAGATCACACGGACCAGAGACTCCGGACGGAGAATCTTACGACCGTAAAGCTGCATACCACGAACGATATCAGCAAACGAGTCCGGATCGCGATAGCTTTCCGTCTTGGTGATCTGAGAAGCAGTAGCTACAGCCGAGTCATGACCAGCAACAACAACGCCGAAGTTGGTCGTGTTACCACCAGCACCATCCGCAGTACCAGCACCAGTGCCGAGGAACGGGAGGTTATTAGATTCATAGACCTTGAAGCCACGAATCTTACCAGCGACAACCTGACCATTAGTCAGAGCCTCAGAGGTCTGATAATCATGGTTCATAAACTTGGAGTCTTCGTCGCGAAGGATTTCGAGGAAGATCGGATCAACGACCACCCAACGGCCTTCCTGAGGCACATTATGAAGATCGAGGAAACGATTCATGCGGTTCAGAACACGAAGCGGGGTCGCATCGTAATCAGTAGCAACAGTACCACGAGTACCAATCGAAACTGCATGGCCAGAAGTACCACCGGACACAAAGTCCGAACGGTCAAGCTGACGTTCAGCAAGCCACTCATCAGTACCAGCAGAGGTGTTAGCCACCGAGCCAGAAGTCGTGGTGTTAGCCACCCAGACGCCCGAACTATTCTTGACGTAACCAGACATATAACCCAGAATCTCCGAGTCATAGGTGTCCTTCATCTTATAGCCAGCACGATCCGTCGCCATATCCATCCAGTTGACGTGGGAATGCTTCTCTTCGATATCGTCAACCTTGAAGGCAAAGTAGTTAGCCTTGTCAACGACCAGAGAGAAGTCCTCGTCTTCCATATCCTGCGGAGTGATCTGAGTACCGCGAGCATACTCTTGCACAGTGATCTCAGGCTCCTTGATGATACGAACGGAGTCACCAAAGTTAGAAATTTCACCGAAATAATCGGAGTTCGTAATACCCTCTACAACCGAGGACTTACGGAAGGCTTTCTGAACCTTCTTAGAGTAGAGAGTCGGCGAAAAGACGCCATTAGGCAGGTTATTGTACCCGCTTGCCTTTTGAAAAGCCATAGTAATTCTCCTATGTAAATGTTAATTTGTTTAATGTTATGTATAAACAAACACTCACAAGAGAGGCCAATAAACTATTGGGTGTCCATACTAGAGGATCAGTCTTTCTGGAGGCCAAATGAATTGGGTAGTCTTACTTTGTATTATTGTCTGTTTTAAAAATGATAACTAAAGGTTAGCCTTTCGGGGCTTTAATTATCGACCTGCACCTGTCAGATCATACTTGATTTTCCCTGCACGCATGGCTTCCATAATAGCAGCCTCTTTGCGTTCATATTCGCGAGGATTCATCTTATCGATCTGGGATTCACTGAATAACCATTCACCTTCTTCCGGATCAGGGGCAGTAGAAATTGTACGAGTTACACTCTCAGCAGCTTCACGCTTACTGGGAGCAGGTTTGGATTCTTTCTTACCGATACCCATGTCTGCCTTATAAAGGTCAATAACACGAGAAGCAGCAATAGCATCCCATCCATTAAGAACATCCACCATCCATGCAGGCTGGCCTTCAACCCATTCCTTAAATTCAGGAGTAGGAAGAATTTTCTTAAAGAAGTCGGGGTGAAGCCTATTTAGTTCAGCAACAGCTTCATCCATTTTGATCTTGTTTTCAATCTCTTGAACCTTGTTAATACCAGTCTGGTACTTAGCCTCAAGTTCTTTATTGTTCTTTAAGATCATAGTCTGGATATGGCCAAAGACATCAGGGTATTTTTTACCCCATGCTTCAACCTCTTCGAGAGTCTTGGGAAACTCAGGACCCTTAGGGGTACTAGCGAGTTTATTTTCAAGCTCTTGAATACGGGCATCTTTCTCAGAGAGCATCTGTTGGTTATACCTGCGAAGGTCACCATATCTCTTCTTGAAAGTCTCTTCCTCGTCTGCGGCCACCACAGGGGTAACTACTTGAGGTTTATCTTCCTCTTCGGGAATAGGTCTTACCTGATTTTCAAGCTCGACGATTTCTTGATCTTCCCGTTGAAGCCGTGCTTCATTTCTATATCTTGTCATATATTCTCCTTCAGGGGTCGTTTCATAGAACGAGTTGCCTTAGATTTACCAATTAGACCACAGACATATTCACCAATGTTACACATCTGACGGCCAATGAAATTAGATTTAGGTTCAACACCTATCCTGTAAGCCATTTCTGTTGCCCAACCTTTAACGAAGAAGAACAGGAACTTTTCAAGAATAGGATGCTTGTTTTGTTTTAAATAAGCCACTATGGGTTCAGCCCAGAGGCGATAGCCCTTAGAGGTATTATCTGAAATATACATTGCTGCATATAACTGATCTGCGTGATAGAGTTTAGGATTAAGTTTTCCAGTCTCGAAGAAGTAAGTACAGAGAACTTTATCTCCGCCTCCACCACTTCCTCCACTGGCTCCTACGTGACCCATACCGGGTTCATTACCGTGGGCACTAGCTGCCGCAGCAGACATATTCCCACCGAAGCCTTGACTACTACCAGAACTAGAAGAACTAGAGCCAGAAGAACCACCACCTAAACCAGACAATCCCATACCAGTATAACCAGTAGTCATTGAGTGGGAGAAAGTAGAAGTCATATCATCATTAATTGATGGTGCTGTAATACCCGGAGGGGCTGGTGCAAGACCAGGGGCAGGAGCAACTTTACCATCTGTTCCAAGAACACCTTCGTTCGTGGGAGAAGAGTAATTACCCAAACCACCGGGACTAAATCCAGGACTTGCAGTTGCAGCGTTGGGGGAACCAAGACCAGTTCCCATACCAGAGGCAGTGCCTCCTAGAGAACCAGCACTAGTGCCACCAAAAGATGCTTCAGCAGATTGTTGTGCCGCAGCCGAACCGGGTCCTACAGCAGAACCACCGGAGAAGCTATCAACACCTGCAAGACCCTGATCACCAAAACCAGAACCCATTGCATCACTGAAAGCACCAGTAGTACCACCATCACCCGGACCAGCAGAGACTCCAGAAAAGCCTACACCTGCTGTGCCTGAACCAGAAGAACCAACTCCCGAAGAAGCCGAACCTGATCCAGATAATCCTACACCACTAAAATCAGAAGAGCCAAAACCGACACCACTAACTCCAGATGTGCCTGAAATACCACCAGAAAAACTTACATCTGATACAGAAGTATTTCCAGTTGTAGAACTACCTATTCCTAAACCAGAACCAATAGCACCTGCTACAGCAGTTTGTGCGACAGAAGGTCTGCTACCAATTCCAGCCACGCTAACGGTAGAAGGAAGTCCTTGTGGGAAACCTGCTCTACCAGGACCTGGGGTAATCTCCATAAAAGTATGTTCACCAACACTGGCTTTACTTGTGGGATCAGCCCAACTAGTCCAAGAAGGAGCTTTCTTCATGTATGAAGCGTGATAAGAATTGGCATTAGGAGTTGGAGAAGGATTATCTCCAGTATAAAAACCCATAATAGCTTCTTCAATAAATTGACCAATAGATTTATAACTACTTCTAGTAGTCCCTAAATTACTAGTCATCAAAGAGTTATATTGACTCGGTGAAAGAACCTTAGCCATATCTCCACCATACGACGGAGAAGCTGCTCTGTTTTCCATTGTACTGACGATAGCAGCAATTTCTTGTCTGGCAGTGGCAACAGCATCAGGATCACCTGATCTAATTGCAGCATTAGTCTTAGAGCCGAGTTCCCCTGCGATGGTCAAAGCCATTGCTTGAATTTCTTCAGGACTTCTCGGAGTTCTTGCCAAAGGATCAGTAACATCTACTCTATCCCTAGAGGGAGATGCACTAGAAAGTCCACTAGATAATGAATCAGTTACAGCATCTTCAGTGACTTGTTGAGCAATAGATTTTCTACCACCACCTTCAGCACTAAGCATACCAGTAGCTTCAACTTGAGTACTATTAGGACCAGGATTTTTACTGGGAGTGGGAATACCACCTTGACTAAAAGCATCTGGAAGCCCATAACTTCGATTTTCTGCAATTTTACTTTCTAGAGCATTCCCAACTTTACCCCAACCTAATTGTGATGTTGAAGCATTTGGTTGAGCGACGTCGGCATGAATGGAAGTTCCACCCATATAGCCACCTGGTTTGTCTAAACCAAGTCCAGTAATACCAAGACCAACAAGTTGTTCTGCTACTTTGCCAAGGGATTCTGGATCAGTAACCCTAGAGCCATTAGGACCTACAACATAAAAATCAGCAGCCTTACCTGTAGTATGTCTAGTAGTGCCAATTTGTCCAGCTTTTCTTGAAGCGTATTTATCTAGTGCTTTGCCAGAAAGACCTTTGGCTTTACCTTCTTCACGAGCAGCATTGATAGCAGCCACTTGTTCTGGAGAATAAGTACCAGAACTTACAACACCTGTAAATCCTTGGCCGAGAGCTTGGTCCACTGCCTGTTCAATAACCGACATAAGACGACTATCAGGGGCAACACCACGACCTTTACCTGATAAATCAGTTTTTGCAGAGGGTTGACCAGTGAGATTACCAAGACCAGCTTGTGGATCAATACTTCTATTACTAGCAGCAGCAGTTCCGGCGGTGGCAACACCAATACCAGTTTGACCTGCAACATTTCCTGCTATACCACTACCAACACCAGTGACACCTTGTCCAGCGGCACCAGAACCAGCTTGTCCTGTAACACCACCCGTCACACTAGGCGCTCTAGAAGGTGCAGGAGCACCAACAGGACCTGTTAGACCACCAATAGTATTAATACTAGGGGCAGTTGCAGGAGCCTCTACAGAAGGGGCTGTGACACTAGGGGCAGTTACAGGAACTGGTGTTGCGAGAGGACTAGGTACATCTTTAAAGGGAGATTTAATTTTTCCTAAATCAATACCAGTAGCTTGTTCAACAACATCTTTTACAGTTTCAGCAACTTTACCAAGAATACCAGTAGCTTGTTTTCCATACTCAGCAGCGTGCGCAACTTCAGCAGCTTCTTTAGCTTCAGGAGAAACTTCACTAACTTCAACACCTTTGGCTTGAGCACGAGAGGCTGCTTCTTCTGGAGTCATAGTAGTACGACCACTTGCAGTAGAAGCCTCAAGTCCGATAGCTACTTGCTGACCACCAATGTCAACTTCCGCCACCACACCATGTTGATCTTGAGCAATACTTTTAATAGTATCTTTGGGACCAAGGGAAGGAAGACCAAGAAAACCACGAGCAGCATTTACTGCCTGAGTATTATTAGCATTGATAGCAGCGTTAATTGCTTTGCCAATCATTCCAGGCATACCAGGGACTGCACTAAGTAATCCCATCACTGCTGGTTTATTAGCATAACCAAAGTTGTTTGAAGGGTTTCTATCCATGGCCTCTCGACCAGTTTCATTATCTGGAGAACCGTTTCGTTTGATCCAATTATCTTCAGGGATAATTTCTTCTTCTGTGCCCTCTTCAGTATTTTCTTCATCAGAAGGATCAGTCAAAGAGTCAGGAAGAAAACCACTATGAGGAAAGTTCTTTAGAGCATCAAGTCCATGGGGCATACCCTCAGCAGCGGAAAGCCCATGGGGCATATCCGTAGTAGGATAATGAGGCATATTCTCGTTAGAGGGAGAGTAGTTAGTATCTTTTAAAGTATAACCAGCAAGTGAACTAATCGGATCACCAGTAGCGGCGTCTACATAGACCACACGGATTTTACCGTTTATCTTTTTGATGCGTCTAATAGCAACTCTCGCCATATCAATTACCTTCAGCTTTTTGAATAACCTCTTCACGTAATGTTAAGAGTTTTCTGATTTCAGCAATTTGCCCTTGTATTTTATATATTGCTTCAATCTCTTTTGTATTCTCCAGTTGTTTGTGGAGAGTACTGATACGCGACATGGCATATTTTTCTAAGAGATCATTGTTATGGTTAACCAAAATAAGAAGTTCTTTGGCCAAGAGTTTATCCATTATTGAATACCGCCTTGCATTGCATTAGCTCCACCACCAGTAAATCCTTGTTGGTCAGGAGTTGGTGCAGCACCAGGACCGATATTACCACCACCCGTTTGAGTAGGATCACCAGCCGGAGGTAATCCAGCGGGATTTCCTGCTTGTGCAGGAGGTGCATTGGGATCAATACCCATTTTCTGTTGGACTTCTTTGATTAATTCAGCTTGAATACCAGCTTCTCTGGGATCATTAACAACCTTTTCGGGATCAAGATCAAGAGAGGCAGCCAATTCTCTAAGCAGATAATCCATTTTAACAAACGGAAGCTGAGTGGGATTAGAAGTAAGCTGCATAAACTGCAAGAGCTTTTGACTTCTGACTTCATTTCTCATTAGAGATTCAGTACCAAGTGCAATAACTTCTAAGTCACCGAGATATTTCTTGTCAAAGTTGAACTGCATATTGAAAGCAAACATTGCCTTACCGAGTGGCATAAGCAAATAATCATCAATATTCTTAACAACTGCTTTGACATTCTTATCTGCGGCACCCATAAGCATAGACATACCGGCAGCAGTTCTACCAGTATTCTGGATACCAGACATACCGTGAGAGTATGAAGGCATACCAGTAGATTCATCAGCTAACTGTCGTGCTTTGTCGAAAAGCATAAGAGCTTCTTGAGAAACACTTTGAATAGAATGAGAGAACACTGCTTGTCCCGGAGCACCAGACTGTCTTCTAAAGACTTTGCCCGGATAAATACTCATGTCTTGACCAGGAATAAGATTGGTTTCATCTACTTCAAAAATAAGATTAGATGAAAGAGCAGCATTATCAACAGCAAGTCTCATGAAACCATTCATAAGTAGTTGAGTGTCCATCATGTTTTCTGCAACACCAATTCCAAAGAAGGAATAAGGATTCAGTTCATAAGGACAAGAGTAATAAGGAATACGTGCGGGAGTAAACGGATTAAGAACAAGTCTGATGACCTGATCATTGCAAATCCAAGCATTCACTTGAACTTGATCAAGGAGTTTCATTTCCTTGGGGATTTCTAAATCCATTTGTTCGGCTAGTTCAGTATCGAGATAACCCCAGTACTCTAAAACCTCAAATCTTTGAATATCTACGTTGTTATCATTGTCTCTGAGAACACTCTCCCAATACTCTTCGTTATAGTTGGGTCCTTGATCAATAGCATAATCAATACTCTTGCTACGAAAGAAAGGACGCTTCTTTAATTTACGAAGATCAGTCTTAGACATCTTGTGTCTTTGGATAAAAAGTTCGGCCTCTTCCATGTTTCTAGCATCTGGATCAGGATAGGAGTCCCACACAGACACATGACAAACATCGGCCATAGTTTTCATTTCAGGAATGTAATTACCTTGCTCATCCCATCTCGGATATTCCTTAGTCTTGAGATGAGGACCCTTGAAGACACCAGTACCAAAAAGAGGTAGCTCGAAGGCAAAAGAGCGAAGATGTTTACTAGCATTGGCTTCCTCCAATTGGTCATGGATTAACTTTTCCATTTCCTTGGCTGCAATCTTAGCAGGTTCCCAAGTATATGCTGTGGAAGTTCTTCCCGGACCCTCTTTAAGTTTACCTTCTGGAACTCTAGAAAGACTATCCTTTAGACCACCAATGGCTTCAAGAATATCTGGTCGAGCAATAGTAGAAGGAACTTTAGGACCTTTGCCTTCACCACCTTCACTGTCTTTTTCCGCGGGATCAAAATGAACCGCATCCATGGTGTTGTCAGTAACAACTGGGGTATTATCAATTCCAATAGGAAATTTAGAGGCAGAGAAAAGAACATCAATAATCTGAGCATAAGCAGCTAGAACTTTAGTCTTTGTAACTTTGATAAAGGCCTTGCTCTTTTCAGTATCAGTGAACTGAGTCTCAGGTCCATACAAACCTCTGTAGTTTCTATAGGCTGCTAACCATCTAGTCTCATCTGTAAGTCTTTTGTCTTTTGCTCTGTTGAATTTCTCCAGAATAAAAGCCACAACACCCTGTAGTTGTTCTCTGTTTTCTTTCTCAGGATCACTCCCTTCGACATAAGAAACAATCTCAGTAGTGGTATCTGATTCTAGATTAACATTTTCACTTATAAATGACATATTTAATATCCAAATACTGAATCGGAGGGTTTGTATCCTTCAAACGGTTTTTGTTTAAACCAGTCTTCGAAGGGACTTTTTGATCTTGGCCTGGTCATGATACCATATCTAACAGAATCATAAGTGTGATCAGAAGTATATCTATCATCAATATCATCAGAACCTTTAGGATCGGCAGGAATAACAGGAAGATCAGATATAATCTGCCTACAAGTATTAAAGAACCTAATTCCTGGGATACCCCTCTCATCGGTCTTTAGAAGCTCGTGGAGACGGTTCTTACCTGCTACGCGGGAACCTTGCGTTCTATCGCTTGGACGCCATCTACAGCCTTCCCTGATCATTTCTTCGGCAATTGAGGGACCTAAGTGACCTCTCTGATGCCAACATGAGCTATCAAGGACTCCGTAGGAGATATTTTCACCTCTTTCGAGAGACAGAATAGCTCTAGCTAGATCGATAGCAGTCATCTTGGATGCATACAATTCTCTATAAACAATCAGATTTTCATCAGGATCGACTGCAAACCAGTGTACTGCACTGTGAGATGAGTAACCAAAGTCACAACTTCTGAACTTACGCCACTCACTTGGGATGTCAAAAGGTTCCACAACGTGGATTTGTTCACGAAATTCAGAGAAAGCTGCACCATCAGCAACATTCCAATCCCCTTCAAGTAACTGCCTACGCTGTTGCTCCGGCAATGACAGAAGAGTACTCTCATATTGACCATCATTCGCAAGATGCGGGTTGTCATAGAGAGAAGCAGGAATAAATTTTCTATAAAATAGGGGTTCACCTGCTCTAGGATTAGGTTGTCCGGCTTTAGGGTGGGTCGGTGGGTATGTAGCAGGATGAACTAATTGCTCGCCATTCTCAATATCGGTAGCTATAAAGGCTTTACCGGGGACTGCGGGGTCAATAAACATCCTTTTAACCCACCCATGGCCGGGGCCGCCGGGGTTAGTCGTAGCTCGCATAGAAAGACTGTCTTTTAAAGCAGGATCAGTAGTTCTAAGTCGAGAATACAAGTAATTCCATGGAAAAGGGGTGGGATATTGTGTTAATTCGTCAAAACCAATCCAAGTAAAGGACTGTCCCTGATAACGAAGCACATCATCGTCTCTTTCGAGATAGGTTAACCAAAGTTGTGCACCAGAGGGGAAGGACCAAGAGGACTTTTTCTCACTCCAACGTGCTCCGGGGAACACAGCAGGGTATAATTCTTTAGATTTCCAGATTAATTCACGAAGTTCATCGTTTGTTCTGCGTAAAAGGAGACCATTAAAGTTCCTAAACGAGAAATATCTCATTGGATCAGCAAGGAGAGCGTAGGATTTACCACCACCAGCGGCTCCACCATACAAAACTTGTACTTCTGAGGCTGCAAGGAACTCTGTTTGAGGACCTTCGTTAGGAGTAAAAATGACCTCGCGGTCTTCTGGGACAGAAAAAGAAGAATAATCTAAGATTCCACTGGCCTCTGAAGGTACTTCCTTGATTCTTTCAAGTCTTTCCTTGCGCTTTTGGGCCATGGTGGCTTTGGCGCGGGCTATCTGAATCTTTTTAGTTAGAGTTTTTTCTTTTCTCTGTTCTCTTGTGAGCTTTTGTTGCTTAATTAATTCTTTTTTAAGACGTAGTGTTTTAAGTCTTTCGGAGTCTGGTCGATATTGTAGATATAAGGCTCTCAGACCTTGGTGAGAAAGCTCTTTACCAGTTTCTACAACCAGCCACTCAGTAGCTTTTCGGAGAGACATCGTTCCTTCTTCAAGATAATCAAATGCCTGTTCGAGAAGCTTTACCCTGTCCCAATTGGGCAGGAAGATATTTGGATCACCGCCTTTCGGATCGTAGGCCCAAGGAGTCCTACCTTTAGCACTATTTCTAGTCTTAATAGGATATCTAGTTTCTAAATCATTCATTTTTTCTCTTTTGGAAATACAACATCAGTAAGTCTTGTTGGCTTGGAAGTATCTTTAATACTCCTTAACAACTTGGCTCTCCGTTTGACTTCTTTAGGTTCATTATTCAACTCATTCATGAACTTGGTGAACATGTCAGGCTTCTGTTTCTTAAGAGGGGTCTTATCTCTAAGGTGAACAGAAAACTCTCCAGTCATTGCTTGAAGCTCTTTAGGAGACTCTTTATCAGATTCAAGAATTATCTCTGTGATCTTATCTTTTTTCTCTTTGGTACGATCATCAATGTTCTTGGATTGTCTCCTACCTTTGAGAGCTTCTTTAAGCTTTCCCATTACTTAGACCATGTGGTAGAGCCAATCTTGAACTTAGCTTTGTCTTTCTTGGCCTGACCCTTTACTACTTCACCAATGAACCGGGCTTTACCACCTTCAGTAGTTTCAAAGTCGGGGTACTTTTTCTTTAGGCGTTTTTCAGTCTTCTTCTGAAGTTCATCATAATGAGAACCTTCACGAACAACTGTAACACCACCACCCTTTAGTGTTTTAAATTTCTTCTTTGACATCTTCAGATTCCTTCTCTTCAACAACAGGTCTAGCGCCCTTCGCAGGAAGAATAATAAGACCACCTTGAGGGACTTTGACAGTAACATCACCAGAACCACCTACACCTGCTCTATCAAGAATTGCAGAAGCTGCTTTAAGGATGGTAACAGCACCAGGATTAGTGGGGTTATCTAACAGAGAAACAACTGACCTAGCTGCCTTGATGGAATTAGAGGCTAACATATCTGAAGCAACTTCAATAATTTCCATCTTAAGAGTCTTAACGATATGACCCTTGGAACTCGGCGCATACCCGGCCATCTTCATAGCCTCATCGATGTCACCTTTGGCTTCTGAACCTAAATAACCCAAGAATAATAACTGTTGGTCATTATATTTCTTATCACTCATAGTTTACACTCTTTTCTTTCTGTTTCTTCTTGAACTTTACTAATAGGATTATTTCTGTCGTATATAAAAAATGATATCATAGCAATAAGAGACCCTATCATACTAAGATCCACAGCTAAAAATATAAATTCCATCATTTATTCTAACCTTATGAATATTCTGAAAGCCTTGCAGTATAAGGATTTACAGTGTTTTTTCTTAAAATTATGCATAGCGTGTATACGGTACCGTAGTACACCCCCCTGGCGATCGCCCCATGGCCGTTATATTTGGACAGAAAGAATACTTATACTTAGAGTAAGTAAAACTATATTTTGAGGTAAGTATCCAGGTCTAAATTTCAAGTAAAGGAAGGGTACTATGTGGGCCTACGC